TATTTTTTTGAGGTTTTAGCTGAGTACCCAGTAAATGGTCAGCATCCAACCTAAATTTACTGGGCGATATACGGTATCCAGTTGTCCCGATTATAACTCGTATTTTGTATAAATATCAATTAGTTCCAGCAAATGCTTCTAACATTCGTTTTACTTTGCGGTCATGCTCAATATTTACACTTCTAAGAAGATTACCATGCTCATCTTTCTTAAACATTTCAGCTTCTATCATTTCCATAGTAAGCCCTTCAGGATTTGGCCCACCTTCAATCGGTAACTTAACTGGTGCAGTAGCTTGCACTAGCATTTCTACTAGCTCTATATTGTCAGCAGTTGTAACTAATGATCTTGCTCTTTCATAAGTATCAGGATCAAGATTGTTTTTCATAAACCCTTCAACATTCTTTATCCTATTTTGAGCATTGTCACCAAGTTTTTGTAACTCTAACTCTTGACTGACTTCTTCTACTGCTTGCTCTTGTGCAGTCAATAACTCCCATGCTTCACCAAAAGCATCTGCACTCATGTTTGTTTTTGTAGCAAACGCTTCTAGCTCTTGATATAAAGCGTCATCTTTTTCAACACCTTCTGGCGGTTGGTATCCATCTTTTGGTGATCCTCTAAATGCTCCAAACTTTTTAGATAGTTCCGCATAACCTTTTGCTTGATCTGATACGGTTTTATACTTTTTATCTAACCATTCTGGGGCTTCACCGACTCCCTTGATACCTTCTGCTAAAAAGTATTCTCCTTCTGCCAATGTTGGTTCAGCTTGATCTAGCAGGGTATCGTTTGTTGTTTCTTCAACGGCCTGTTCAATTTCTTCTGACATTGTTATTTCCTTAAAGTATTTCTGCTTGTTTGAGTTGATTAATTATAAATTTAACTACTCCTGACTCACCATCATGGTATGCAGCTTCATAATTAATGTTTGTAGAACCAAACTGTGTATCGTTTTCATAGATAAACCGCTTGGTTAAGTCCGACAAAATACTTTGTCCGTCCTCAGATGTAAAGACTCTGTGATATTTTTTTGCAAGTTCTGTGTGATTTTGCTTGCGGATTTCTGATTCTTTCTTAGCTTGTTTTGCTAATTCAGGATCATCTATGTTTGTCCAACTCATTGTTGTGGCATTGGCCTTTCAGATGTTTTCATACCTGCTGCTTCTGCTTGTGCACCAGCCTGTATAGCTGTTTCTTTTTCTGCCTGTGATCTTACAAGTTCGGCTGGCATACCAGTTTTAGATGCAACCCAAGCCGCAAAATCTTCTAGCTTAAATCCAATCAATGCTTGATCTGGCCCTGCGTTTTGCATAACAAACTGTACTGCTTGTTGTACGTTTATAATATCTTCACCATCTTGTGCTTTAGCAAGTGGTGATAAAAACTTAATTTCAACATCTCTGCCGTCTAACTGTAGTGGCTGCAACAAACCTCTACGTGTAAGAATAAAAGTAACTCGCTTAAGTATAGGGATAAGTACTTCTGTTTGCAGTCTGCCAAATGCTGATCCTATTCTTCTTGCTAGTTCTCTTGAATCTAAAGCTATTTCTGTTGCTGATCTTACTGGCCCTGTTGGATCACGTAAGTCATTAAACAATGTTTTCTTTATAGCGTTTTGTAAATCTTGTACTTCAAACTGCACCAAAGATAAGTTTGTGCCTGTATCTAATCGCTGTATAGATGGATTTGATGAGTTATTTGAGCCAACAGGTATGACAACTCCCGGACTAATAACAATGTTGTATGGATTAGTAACGCCATCATCTGTCGCTGTATACATACCTGACAAGTCTATAGCTGCTTTTTGCAATACAAACTCTTTTACTTTGTTGAGAGAGCGTACATCAGGTAATGCTTGTACTGCTGGCCCTCTACCACGTATTTCACCAGCTGTTTTTGAGTATCTTCCTGTCACCCATGGGCTAGACTTTCCATAATCTTCCATCCAACTTATGCGATCATCTTTATCATTCCAAACAAGACCATAGTATCTCTCTTTTTTAGGATCAAAAATTACACCTTCTCGTATATCGCACTCAGTATCTGGTTTACTTTCCATGATAGATTGCATTTTTTGTGTAGGCTGATAACCCCTGTACTTGCGAGGTATATCTCTTGCCTTCATCTTAAATCTACGCCAATGTGTTTCTACAGTTCCGTATGGGCCTTCTTCAAATGCAATGCCTTTCTGCGGTATAGCTGTAAATACAATAGGCATATCATTGTCATCAGCTTCATCAATACGTAATGTGCCTGTGCCAACAAGTAAATCTAGTGCGTGCTCAAAAAATTGTGTAGCAAAGTTTGATCTGTTTATGTAATCAAAGACTATGGTTGCTTGATTCTCAAGGTTTTCGCGTATATCTTTTTCTGTAACGTCAAAATCACCTGTTGCTAATTCATTTAAAATCTCATTTGATGGTGCAAACGTAGCCCAACGTGCTTGTATAGGTGCAATATTTTCTTGAAGTTTGCTTGCTGCTTGCTGTATTGCTTCCATAGCTGTTGAATCAAAGATACGATCCATCTTCTTTTGACCTTTTGCAAAGTCATCAAACAAGTTTCTGTTAGGTAAAAAATATTCATAGACATCATCTAACAAGTCATGCCAGTTTGACATCCTCTTAAATGCGTCTTGCTCTCTTCTTTTTATATCATCGTATGATCCAAGCTCTTTTGGAATTTGCATAATAAATACTCAGTTACTTACTTGACATTCTAGCACCTTCAGTTGCATTTGAAGATATGCCACTTGATCCGTATGCACCTCCCATAGCACCCATCATGCTTCCTCTAGCTGCTCTTTGACCTCTTGATCCACTTCTGCTACGCATTGATTTAGTTGATGTTTGTGTTCCTGGTGCAAGTAAAGACGCTGTGCCTAATCTTCCACGTGCAATCGCTTTCAGTCTTTTTTCTTGCTCTTCTATTTCTTCATCAAGCCGTCTTGATTGTCTTTCAACAACTGCAAGCTCTTGTGCTGTAGGTTCTGGGGCTTTGGGTCTTTTTAGAAATCCCATGATTACTTCCTCATGTGCTTTAATAATTGATATGGCGTTAAAATTAATGGATTATTTATTCCTAGCATCTGTTTTATATGGCCTACACAAGTGTTTAACATAAATAATGACCTTTTTTTCTCTACAGGAACGTAATCCACAATCGCAAAGATGTCTTGGATTATACTATCTTGGTCTTTAACAGTAAATAAATCAAAACCTTCCTGCCTTTTACCATGAATTATGTAGCCATTAGGCGAGGGTTTGACTAAATAACAATGCCGACAGCCTTTTTTTAGTAACCAAGACCACCAATTTGTCTTGTCATCTTCAAAAATTACAAACACTTTGCTGATCATTAGAATACGCTGACTTGTATTTTTGCTGTAGTAGGTTTAGAAAAATTAGATACCCTAGTTAATGCTGCTCTGCCTTCACCTTCACCCTGTAATGCGTACTCCAGGGCTTCTACTGGGTGTGAATATTCGTTTTTATCTGGCTCATCCGTATATTTTTCGCCCTGTGTTTGTACTCTGCGGTAACAAAACCCACCCTGTAGTCCTTTTCTTATCATAGATGCTTTTGGTAACACCAAAAATCTAGGTTTGCCATCCATACACATCTCTTTCATAGGCACTTCTAGGGCTGCTCTACGTTTCATTGGGTCATTTGTCTGTGTTGGTTGACAGGGTATACCAGCAGCACGTAGTATTTGAAAGGGTGTATCAGAATTTGCTTGGTTTCTGTTGTTACCAGAGGGATCACCCCAACCTTTGAACGTGTTTTCTGGATAATGTTCTTCAATATACCGTTTGAGTGATGGCGCAAAGTCTATTGCACCTGAATCTTGTTGTACAAATTCATCAAAACAAACCCATCTGCCCATAGATGTACGTTGTAAAAACGCACAAGCTGGTGTTCTACCAAAATCAAAGCCTAAAATAACAGGTGTAGACCTATCCAAAGCAAAATCTATGTGTTGACAGTGCACCGAATCCGTATACATAGGATGCACAGGCTTGCCATTAGATACAAAACCATACTCATTAGCTAGATTTACCTTTATCCAGTCATCAGACTTACCTTGCATACCACGATCATAGTAGCCATCAGGCAAATTTTTTATGTTTTCTGCTTGTCGGTTGACAGCCCAACTCTCACCATCTTTGTAAACACCACCAGGTTGTCTAAAAAATGACCAGTTATCAGGTCGTTCTATTTCCGCTAGTTTAAAATACCAGTGATCTTCATCAGGTGCGTTAGAATCACCTATAATTCCATGATGTGTAGCCGTACATCCTTCTTTGTTGGAGGGATATCTGCCATGTCGTAGGTCTAACATGTCCAAAACGGCCTTAGAATGCTCTTTCGTCTCGTTTAACCACACCCAAGTAGTCTGGATACCCCTAGCCTTTTTAACGTGCTCAGGGCGATCAAATGCGATAAAGATGACATCACAATGAACGTATGTTCCATCTTCAAGTTTAAATCTTATGAAATGTGTAGGAGGTTCTTTGTTACCTTGTTTGAACTCACCCAGCTCGCCATGTATTTCTAACCAGTCTTTTATGGTTGTAGAGAAGAGTTCTGAGTAGGTATTTCGTGCTGCAATGATGCGAGATAGTCTTACACCGTAGTTTTTATGTGTTTTTCTGCTGACAGGAGCTTGTTCACACATCAAATCAAATAATTTAAGAATACATTGTACGGTTTTTCCTGATCCAAGCGGCCCCATGATAAAAGAATTACGAGCACGACAGTCATTGAAGTCTTGAAGCACTTTGCCTTGTGGCATCAAGTTATATTCAATACGCATTACTTAGACCAATTTATCTTATCGTAGTTATCTTCAAAGCGTTGTCTAGATGTTTTGGTAGAGGTTCTAGGCATACTACCTTTACCTCCGTTATATTCTGGAAAATATCTATCACGTGTCTCTTTATCTAAATAATGAACGTGATTTGGGCCTTTCTTGCCCCGACTACTCATTGATGTCATAACCACACCTTTGTTTTTGTTCCACCATCATAATCAACAGCTAACTTTTCTGATTTAAGAAGGTCAGCAACATTACCTAGCTCACAATATAAATCACCCAGTATACG